GGACAATAATTGGATCAGGCCTCAGCGCTAATCTTAGTCGACTTATATTAGAAATAGCTGTATCGTAATCAATAGTTGGACTTGCTAAACCTTCAAAGTCTAAATCATTGAACGGACCAAACTTTGTTATTGTGCCACCCATAATAGCTGCTTCAATAACTGGTACACTTGCTGCTAAATCTTCAGCAAAAGCTGACATGTTTATTGAGCTACCGTCGAAATTTAACATACCGAGCTTTTCAATAGAAGCTGTAAGGCTATCAACTGCGTTAGCACCTTTTTCTAGATTCTCTGCTTCTTCAGCAACTCTCATTATTTGGGTAAAGGGACTTTCTGCTCCTGTGAAAAAAGAAAGAATCCCCTGGCCAGCTGCTGTAAGCGTGCCAACAAATTCAGTGCCTGCAAACGCAAGCAAGCCACCCGATATTTTACCCATTGCTGTTACGAAGTTATCAGATTTCTCAACTGCATTGGGATTTTCTACGATTGATAATATATTTCCTACGTTGTTTTTGACTTCTTCAGTCCAATTGCCTCTACCTTCGCCTGGTGATATCCAATCGCTTAAAGCGTCTAACATACTAGTACCAGTACCAGCTGCAGCAAAAGCTAAAAGGCCAGCACCTATGCCACCCATCACTCCTATGAATCCAAGAGTATCTGCTCCAATACCTGGTAGTTGACTAATACTTAAAAGTGTTTCGACATTATCGTATATAGTTTGAGCCCAATCGCCACTGTCGGTGAACCAATCAGCAAGCATATCTGCTCCGCCTGAAACTACAGCACCAGCACCGAGGGCAGCCATGCCCAATCCTAAGCCTGTCATCGCGCCTAAGAATACTGCTGATTCACCAATCAGGCCAAAGATGGATGATCCCCCTAGTTCATCTTTGATGCTGAGTAGAGTCTTGACATTATCTTTAATATCTTGAGCCCAAGTGTCGTTGTTGGTGAATCTTGTAAATCCTTCAGCACCAGCACCAACCAAAGTTCCTGCGGAAAAAGCCCCTATACCAAGTGCTAAGCCAGCCATAGCTGGAGCAAATAATAAACTATTTCCCAGCAACTGTAGTGAATTTTGATCAAGGTCGTCTGAAATACTCAATAGAGTCTTGACATTATCTTTAATATCTTGAGCCCAAGAACCAGTGCCAGTAAATTGAGTAATCGCAGCTGTTGTACTAGCAGCAGTTGAACCAACAGAAAAAGCAACCAGACCAGCCATAAGGCCAGTCATAGCTGGAACAAATAAAGCACTTTCTATTAAGTTGCCTATGTTTTCCATCGGACCGTTTGAAATACTCAATAGCGTCGCAACGTTTGTTGCTATATCAGTTGCCCATTGAGTACCTTTATCAGCGAATTGAGACAAACCTGCGCCACCAGCGAAGAATGCTAACCCAACTCCAAGACCAGTCAACGCGGCCGATACACCTACACCATCATACAAAACACCAAGACCAGCTAATGTATAATCATCAGCAATTCCTAGGATATTTCCTACGTTAGTTGCGACATCTTCTGACCATGTTGTGCCTTTGGCAAAATACCCGACACCTGCATTTATTGCTGCACCAACTCCAAATGCAGTCAAAGCTACACCTAAAGCGCCAAGACCTACTATTACAGCGCCATCTTTACCTATATTTTTGAGTGCATCATCGCCTGAGTATTTGTCACCAATGCTTAAAAGTGTTTCGACATTATCTTTAACATCCGAAGCCCAGTCTTCTGCGAAATATGTAACGCCAGCGTTTAACGCACCACCAGCTGCAAATGGAATCAAAGCGCTGCCTAGGCTGCCAATAGCAACAACAACAGCTCCATCTGCAAACATAGTTTTGAGAGTATCTTCTTTATATCGATCGCCAATAGATAATATAGCTTCAACGTTCGTTTTAATTGCTTCGCCGTTTAATGCACCACCAACTGCTAATGCAGCGATACCGGCTAAAGCTGCAAGACCGCCAGCTTTTGCTAATCCGCCTAAGCCCATTCCTTTAAAGGCTGATCCAAAACCACGTGCCGATTTTTCTTTTGAAGGTTTAGCAGTTGTACTTTCGGCAGAAGTTTCAAGAGCTTTTAATTTAGAAGATTTCTGTTGATTTAAGAAAGAAGAAAATTGAGTATTTAAACGTGATACTCCTGCATCTATACTATCAGTAGATGTTTTATTATCTTTTAGCTGCTGGATTACGGTGTCTAAATTTGCCATATTATCTACTTTGCTGTTTAGCTGTTTCTAGCTCTCTTATGTGTTCCACTAACATAGTAATATAAATTTCTTTTTCCCACGGTATCATGCTGTCTATCTCATCCAATGAATATTTATGATGTTGCATCAAATCAAAATTGGTCTTATAATACGAGTGCAAGTTAGTATGAGATAGACCTAGAATAAAAAAGCTTGAATTCCTTCTATTGTGGTTTTATTTTCGTGTTTACAGGCGTCGCACGTGAATGTAACGTCATGCTTTAGTCTTGGTAATTGATCTACAAACTTACGTATTTTATTAAATTGTTGAGTATTCATTGAGCTCAGAAATTCTATTAGCTCTTCTTTAGATACAGTAGAAGCTTTAATGTGCTCATCAGCTGTAACAATTGCCGAAATACACTCTGAAACAATTCCTAAAATTTGATCTGTCGATGAAGTTGCATCACTTGTATCGCCAGTCTTAGGCATAGAATTCACTATGTTATTAAATGTTGGTTGTCTAAGTTCAACAAAAATGTTCTTATCTAATTCTACTTTATCGATCAATTTTCCGTTGGTTGGAGCAGTAACGTCATCCATGTTAATTACTACTTTTGCTTCAACTTCGCAGCTGTCGCACGTTATGCCTACTGTAGTAGTTTCTCCTACTGACTTAGCTCTAATTTTTAGAAAAGCATATTCAATATCTACTGAAGTAAGACTTTCTCTGTCAATATCTTCTGATATACATGCTTCTACCATGTCGCCTAAGGCTAAAACAATTTGCCGAGGATCTTCAGATTCTGCAGCTAGCATTAATATCTTTTCTTCTTTCACAAGAAATGGACGGAATCTTACTGTCTTTTGTGTCGATGGTATAACCATTTCGTATTTTGGGGTAGCATTTAACTTTGGCAAAGCCATAATATATTATTCTCCTATATATTTACGTTGACGTTGAATAAACCTTCGAATCCAACGTCTCTATCAATCCATCTCGTATACGAGAATGAAACATTTAATTGAACTAAACCATCTAGTTCATTCGATAATTCAATTGAATTCATTGTGGTTGGAAATGCTTGTATCAATTCACAAGAATAAACAGATCCGCCTCCCACATCTCCTTGAATGTTAATTGGTCCAAAGTTAGCACTCACGCCAGCAATGGGTCTTCTTAATTGGTGTATTTTTATTGAATGTTGATATTCATTTTTATAAGCAGGTATTCCATTATATTCATCTAGAATATAACGCATCCAACCATCTATATATCTTTTAATTCCATAGTCATTCATTAAATAAAATGTCATGCTGACTTCAGGTACTGCATAGCCATATGCTACTTTTTGATTTTCCATACCAATTCTACGATCAGTCGTTAGAATTTGTTTTCCTGGTAGTTGCACCTGTGAACAAAGAAAATTCATTTCCCTTGACGTTGGTTCGTTTTCAATAATACCTGGAATAGATGGTAAAGAAAATAAGCTTGCAAGGAAGCCGCCAAACCCGCCTGAATTGCTTGAACCTAAGGGAGGCATTTGTACTAAGAATTGATTTGCTTTTGCAAACCCTAATTTAGTATTAGCCAGAGTTTTAAGGTTATCAATAGATGACATTAGATCATTTTCCTCGATTGATTATAAACAGCTGTAGCACTAGTTTTTGCCCAGTCTTGTGTTGGTAAAAAGCATGCGATCTCCCATTCGGTAGGAGACACTAAGGCAAATCTACTTTTTACATGTGCTGTCAAATAACGCTTAAAACATGGTTTAAAGTACTTGTATCTTGATGCACCCTGCAATTTATTATAAGTTAAATTGAATTTAGTAGATTCGTCATAACGACCGTTGTTTGTAATCTCGAGAAGTGAGTCTAATAGTTTAGCTCTTAGAACTGGCGGCAGGTAGTGCAAATTCAGTCCTGTAAAACCCCCTGGAGCTCTACCTACAATAATAGTCAATGGGAATCTATCGTAGTACGGCAACGTGTCTTTTGTTTTTGGATCGTAGAAATACATAAACATGCTTCCCATGATCTGTCTATTTTTTAATGCTACTTCTTCTTCTTTCATTAAAGCGTTACGGTTAATTCTACCAAGCTGACTAGCTTTTTTACGAAACCAATCACGTGACTCAGCAGTCCTAGGTGTTATACCTTTTTTAAAAGCTTCAAGCTCTAACTTTTGAAATAAATTGCTCATGCTTCTATTTATAACTTTTTCTTAGGTTTTTTGCGGCTGTATGGCCTAAGCTTTTTCATCGGCTTCAATTTTCCTGGCATAGATTTTGGTAGCAATCCCATCTCCTGTAAAGTCTTTTCTGTCCAAATTTGAAACTCCCAACCACGATCTTTGCAATAAGACTGGGCCGCTTCCCATTTGTTCATATTCTTTATATAAGTCAATCCTTCATTAATATATTTTTTAGTTCTCTTTTGACCAATGGGCGGAGATGTTTCTTTATCAGGTTTTATTTCAACCATAATAATTTTATCTTCCATATGTATTAAAAGATCTGGAAAATATCGATGGTACCGTTTATCTACGTCGTAATAATATGGCACGATAACTTCTTCTGAAGACCATTTTTTTACTTTAGGATTAGAGTCACACCATTGAAAACAAGACTTTTCCCATAAAGATCGGTACACAACTCCAGTGTAATCTCCTTTATACTTTTTGGTGTTGTTTACTTTATAACGTCCAGAATATGCCATGATTTTCTATATAAATAAGATTAAGAATACTTACACTTATTTATTAGGTAAACACATGCCCATTAACATTTCCAATGCACTATCTTATCCGATCGAAGGATCTGATCCGAATTCAACAGCACGGGTACGATTTTCAAATTATAAAATGAGACCTTCGGGAAGTGGTACGAGTACTATGAGTAATCGACTCAACGATAATATTGGAAGAAACACAAATTCTGCTGCGGCCACTAATGATCAAGGCTATTATGGAATAGATGTAGAAAGAAGATTTGCCTCGAGGGAACGTCAAGCTGATGCTGATAAGAGTAAGCTTAATGTAGATGCTTTGTTTTCTGCATTTTCTAGTATATTCGGTAATGGCGGTTCAGCGTTGTCTAACGTTGGATCTACAATATCTGGCACAAACATATTTGCGGATTGGTCAACTCCTATTATCAATATGTATGTTCCACTATCAGTTACTTATGGCGATACTATTATATATGATAACGCTAATATTGGTGCAGCTGGCGCAGCTATGGCTAAAGCTTTAGAAGGTGGTAGCGGAATGATTGGCGCTATGGGTAAAGGTTTACTCGATGGCACGTTAAACGCGCTTGACGTTATGGCAAATGGCACAGCGGGATTAAATACTGAT